CCTTTGAGACTTGGGCCACAGAACCCAATCATAGCCAAAACTGTATGGCTACCGATCTAGAACTTCTTTGATACTCGCTAATGTATCTATTTCGATATCTTAGCAACCCTGAGACAAAAGTTCTCTTAACATAGTCACTATCAACCTCGTCTGCGAGAGGTCTCTCAATCTGAAAGTCATAGTGTCTATGGTCCTGTCTCCTCCTATAGCAAGCCTCAGCTAACCTCCACGCCGATCGGTACGTGGCAGCCATCGACAGGAACATCAAATGAACTTGCTCTCTGGCCTTCGCTGGGTCAACACTGTAGTGACGGTAGGTCTCTGGATAGACCAGCCGTTTAATCACTTCCTCAACAGGCATGTCCGGAATTCCATGGTCCCAATATCTTCCCAGAAAGTGCACTGGTTTTGTATAATGGACGATCTCAGATTTCTCTGATCCATGAACGTTGATTCCTAAAGTTGACTTAGCGAATTTAGAGATTGCGTCGAGGTCGCAATGGCGATTACTCCACATGAGCATATCATCACCTAAAACGAGCAAATCGTCCATTGAAACATGGAGATTGAACTCGTAGCTAATGGAACCAGCTAGGATGACATTCACAATAGAGTCAACGAGCTGCGTAAAATACGAGCCTGATGGAACGCCATGAGACTTCCCGATGTATAGTTTCCCATCAGGCATCACGATTGGTGTCGCGATGAAGTACCTCTTAATACGGTGTAGGATGTACCGATAGGAAACACGAGTCGTTGGTTCAATCGCTTCAAGATCAAACCAAGTTCCAATGACATCGAAAGCAATCTCAATCAATTTATCAGAGATTGAAGAATCAAATGATGACATGTCTAAAGAGTACGCCCATTTATTCCACTCAGCCGATTTCCTAATTCTCGCACCAAGCGCCCCAGAAGGTAAGGCAAAGGCCATCGGGGTGGTAGCACCTTTAAACCATGCAATTAAGGGTTGAGCTAACAACCCTTCGATAATGGTCATCGAGTATGGGTAACCCCATACAAGACGAGTCTTATCGTTGAACTGTGTCCGCTTGAATGCGATACACGGTTCTGGAACTTTTGAGCCAGTAAGTATCCTGGTCGCGCTATCCAGCGCGATGTCCTTGACATCACGTTTCTTATCTCCAAATGAGGTTAATCCAGCGGACCCAGTCCAATTGGACGTAAGATCATAAACTGAATCCATCACTAGAGGGAGGGGTTGCAGTTTGGCATGGTGTTTAGGCTTGCCAAAAGCTCGATACGCTAGCGCGATTCCACTACGCACACTATCAGTGACAGTTATTGTAGGCTTATTCTGTGGGGCGTATTTTGCCAGTGCTTCGTAAAGCTTCTCAGGTTTATAAATTGACCTTGGGGCTTCCACCCAGGAGAAACCTTGGTTCTGAAGAACTGCTGCAACTCTAGAATCAAAGAGTATAGTATCATTAGGACTTGACATCCTAGAACAATGGTCTTTAATTCTCTTATCACGATATGTTCGTGTCTTGAACCCTAGATCCTTTTGATTATGCATCTCAAATCATCTCCTTTATATTGTGTGTCAGTTGAGGCAACCCGGCACCACCGCCCTGTAACGTCCGGGGTACGGCTAGTTCACAGCTTATCCTAGTAACGTTAGGAAACGGTTGTTCACAACTTATCTCTCCGAGAAGGCTCCATAGGAAGGAGTTCCGCTGATCCACAGCTTGGAACTTATCGCGTTCGAACGGCTGACCGACAGCTTCAGGGTTGTCGTACCGAGGAGACGACTCTCCGAGTAGGCTCCATAGGAAGGAGTGTCCACCTGAACTCACAGGCTTATGGCTTGCGTCACCAAACGGCTATATCATAGCTTAGCAGGTATCGTTCTACAGACGACTGAATCCACAGCTGGTCCCTCCGGGAAGGCGCTGAATGCTGTCAGCGTCAGGCTGAATCCACAGCTTCGCCCTCTTGGGTAGCACCCGTAACGTGGATGTAACGAGCGGTTCCGCCACGATTGAGAGCCATAAGCATCTCAGTTACGCATAGCGTAATTTGTCGTATAACGACA